TGTAGGGCGCGGCGTTAAATGTGCTAACGCGGCTGCACTACCTGTAAATGAACCTGCCATAATATTAATTTTTTAAGTTTTTATTTTCTTGTTTTAATTCCAAACTTAGAAGTTACTCCAGGGTTAATTGCTTTTACAGTCCATCCATTAGAGGCTTCAACGTCCTCATGCACACCTCGTGGCGACATGTCTATGTTTTTAGCTTTCTCAATACTGGTTTTCATAGCATCAGCTTTACCTTGTTCGTAAAAGTGATTAGCAATTGCATCTGCATTCATAGCTGTAAATAAAGACTTGTGATAACCTGCTGCGTCGCTCATTTCATTTTTATCGTTCAAGAACTTCTTGACAAAATTATTGATGTCGCTTTGGGTGTCTTTAACCTGATCTACGTTGTTAACCTTAAAACGAAATTTCTTTTCACCAACATTGAAATCAAAACCTTTGAAATCATTAGAAAAAAGACTTTCTGTTTTATTTTTAAACGTAGACACTTGGCTTTCAGCTAATTTTGTAGCTTCTCCGCTTTCTTTGTTATAACGATTGAAAAATTCAACCGCTTTTTGTTGATCTGGTGTAAGTTTTGAACCAGATTTTATTTGATCGTAATATTTAGTTTTTAAGCCTTCAAGATGATTCTTTGCTTTTGACAACTCTTCTTTTCTAGCTAATTTTTTTCTTTTAATCTCTCTATCTTCATCCATATCCTCGTCATAAGAAAAACTGTCTTCCATAAGGAAATCAATTTCTTCGCTATCTAAATGAGGTTTTGTAGATTGATAATATTCTTTTAGCAATTGATACTCATCCAATGATGAATAATCTGTGTTTAATTTTACATAATCTTCTAGAGAACCCCCAGTGTCATTCATAAAATCAACAACTTTTTGTATGTTATCTGGTAATTGTACGCCAGTTTCTTTTTGTTGTTCAACAGCTTCCGCTATATCTTCTTTTAAATCTATAGCTTTTTCAGTAATCTCTTCTGCTGTTATTTCCTCAATAACTGTTTCTTGAATAGCTTCAGGTTCGTCTAAAGATTCAACTTCTTTTTCAACTTCTTTTTCAACAATTACTTTGTCTACTATAGGTTCTTCTATTTTAACCGAAGGCTTATTTAATTCATCTAGGTTTATTTTTATAACCCCATCTTCAAAAGCCATTGGTTTTTTTTCTTCTACGCTTACAATTTCCTGATTTTGTTCTGCTTGCTCTAATTCTTGTTCCATGATAAAATATTATATAATTGTTACTATTATTATTACCTAGGTCCAAATGAACCTAAGTCAAAACCTCCGCTAAGTATATCATTACCGGCTGACTCAAAGTTTTTTGGAGGTGTATTATTTTTTCTTTGCTCTATTAATTCACTTTGTTGTGTTGCTTGTAGTTTTGTTCTGTCATCTTTTCTATCTTCTTTTTGTGATAGTTCTTCTTTTTTATTATTTACTTCAAGCCCTTTAAGCTCCATATTCATTTGAAATTCTAATTGCATTAATTCTTTCTTAAACGCAACTTCTTGCATTTGCTTATCGCGATCAATCTGCGCTTTAACTTGCTCTAATTGTATTTTTTGTTGCGTAATTGCTTGATTCTTTTGAATTTCAGCTTGAGCTGCTACTTGCTGAGCTTGAGCATTTGCTTCCGCTTGAGCCTGTATATTTTGCTGTTGCATTTGCTGATCTCTATTTTGCTTTTCAGTTCTTCTTATTTTAAGCAACTGGTTAGCTAATTTTAAATTTTTAATTTCTCTAAGGTCAATAGCATCGGATAGATCAATCATGCCGCTTTGAACAGCTACTTGTATATTGTTTTCTAAAACAGCTTTTTCTTCATCGTCAGGTTGTAGCTCTATAAATATTGCAAAATCATATAAATAAAGATCACTCATTTCTTCTAAAACCGCAACATTCTGATTTCCAATTTTATGTATAAATGCTTCTCTTGTCGGAGAATATTCTAATATATCAGATATTCTTAAAGATAAACCGTCACACAAGTCTGCTGTTAAAAATAAACTTGCATCCAATATGTGTCGCGTAGCTGTGTTTGAGTTTGCAGCAGCTAATTTTTGCACACCAACTAAGGCTCTAGCGTCAGGAGTACTTCCATCTCTTGCTTCATTTAATCCCGTTACATCTCTTATCATTTGTAAATAATAATTGTAATTCGCGATTAAGCTTTGTATCTTTGCACCACCTGCCCCGGTTGTTATTTCCTGTATAGGTATTTTTCCAGGATTCATATCGCCGTCCTGTGTAAATGACCTACCAATAACAGAACCTGTTTGGAAAAACATATTTAAAGCTTCTTGAGGGTTGTAAATTGTACCATTACCTAAATCAACTTCGTTTAATCCATCAGCATCAAGGTAAACACCATCAGGCACCATTCTTGACATTACTTGTTGCAACTTTAAATGCGTTAGTTGGATCATATCTGCAAAACCAGTTATACGGCTTACTATAGATTCGATTCTACCTTTATACATTCTTGGAGCTACGATGCTATAATTCATTTTAACCTTCGTATAATCACTCTTTGGCCTGATCATATTTTTAGCCAATTCCCACTTAAGCATTTCACCACCTAATATCTTTACGCCTTCATATAACACTTCTAAAGATTGCGATAATTTTGCAACACCATATTCCGCCATAATTTCTTCTGGTGGATTAAACTGATCGTCTTTAGGTATTATTTTAGACGCTCCAGTCGCAGTCTCTTTTACTTTGTAGACTTCGTTTGTAAATGTTTTATAATTAAAATATAGTACTTGTACGGTATTAGAATCATCTTCATCAGAATTTGATAATGTTCTATCATAAAATCCATTATTATGATAAGATTGACTTGATATTTTTTTAAGGTCATCATTAGTCAACCAAGGAAATTCTTTTTTTAATTCGTTTAAATGAACAGATTTTATTTCACCAACGTAGTATATATCGTCAAAATAAGGGGATTCAGTGTATGACCAAACTAAATTAGCCGGATCTACATAATCAACTTTAGCGCCTTCTGATTTATTAAATGTATTTTTTACCGCTCCAATACCTATAGTCGTAATATCATAATTATATCTACGTTTTATTAAATCATATTTATTTCCTTTTAATAAAACATTAAGAGCTTGCTCTTCAGCTATTTCAACTTGCTGCTTGTAACTTAATTGCATATGCAAGTCAAGTTCTTCTTTATTTTTAGGTAATGTTTCAGGATTGTTTTCAAATAAATTAATACCAAATTCAGCGGCCGCGAAATCATTAAGTTCTTTTGTTTGCATATCTCTAATAAGAGACTCCATATATCTAGTACGCTTTTCAACACCATATGGATCTTGAGAATATGCTTTTATATCAAATGATCTTTCTGAAATACCATTTACAACAATATCCACAAATTTTGGTATAATCGGTACAGGCTTCCAATCTAAATTAAGATAAGATAAATCGCCATTTATTGACAACTCATCTTTATACTTTTGTATACTTTGCTCTCCTCTAGCGTATAGTCTTAAATTATGGAAAGTATTTTGATTGCTTTTAAAACGACCATTACCAGTGTCATTATTAAACCATTCATTCTCTATAGCCCTACCTATTGTAGTTCCGTATTCGATAGACATTTTTTCTTCATCACTTGCTATTTGACTTGGAAAATAACTTGTTACAACTGACTCAGCCATATTTTTATTTTTCTATTAATTTTGAAAACCCACCAGAATTGGTGTATTTAGCTATTTTTAAACTTATTTTATTTTTATTAACTTGTGGGTGCGGGTGGTATAAGTGCCTATTGCAAGCCATAATAGCTAACCCTGAGCTAATAGCAGCATCAAACTTTGTTCTATTATTTATATCAAACCTAGCCCAGTCATTTAATGTTTTATTAAAATACATAGTTCCATATGTACCATCTTCTAACAACCCTAAATGCCTATCTATATATGTTTCTATTGCAGCCGCGTGAGCTTGCTTTATATCCTCACTTGAGTTTGGCATTCCGCCAATTTCTTTTTCTGTAATAGATAACTTATTCCATATCCTATCAGGCCTATTCATTGAATATCCTCTATAACCCCTTCTTTTAAAATAGTATAACAATCTTGGTTTATTATTTTCAGCCAATAAAGGCATCCCATAAAATACACAAGCCATTAATACATCTTCAAAAAATATTTCTGCTGTTTGAGGTCGAGCTATATACTCTAAAAAAAATGTATTAGCAGGAGCGTCTTCCATACTAAACTTTGTTAATCCGTGCAATGATCCTTTTGAGCCCAGCCCATCTGTTGTACCTGATATATCGTAGCTATCACACCCGAAAGCCCCCATGTGCTCATTACCCGGATATTTTAAACCATTTTTAAGTATTTGATTATTCTGTAAGCTTACTCCTGGTACCCACGATATTTTAAATCTTCCGTTTGGATTTGGTGTAAATATAACCGTTGTATCTTTTATCCCATTTAACCACTGAAAACTCCCTGTAGTAAGCACGTTACTATTTGCTAGATCTTCATTATAATCTATTTGTTCGTATATTTTAACTAAATTAAATATACTATTTTTTGCTTCGTCTCTAAAAGCGTGTTCCTCTGTTCTTGGAAATTGCCTATAAAACTCATTTAAAGCATCCTGGTCGCTTTTTAAACCTTCAACCTCATTATCCCAGTGCTCAATGACCCCAACGTCTATAACGTCTCCTAATGGTCCTAAAACAATTTCTTTTGGTGTGTTAAAAACGGGATGTCCATATTGATCAATAAAACCTTCATAATTCCATTCCATTGGAATAAATAAAGAATATAATCCAGAAGCTGTTTGTCCGTTTTTATTTCTTTTAGTTACATCAGAATTTCTGTATAGTTTTTTAAAATTTTCACCACCTTTATCTAGAGCGTTCGATGTTGAACCCATCATACATTTGCCAATAATTCTAGATCCTAGTCTTAAACAGGTTTTTGTAACTCTCCAGTTATTTAATATATTATCAGGTTTTTCCCATTTACCACTCTCATCATGTACTAATAATTTTAATTTTTCTCCATCATAACTATTATCCCCAGTATTCTTCCAATCTATAGTTGTATCAAGGCCTTCTAATAATTCAACCCCTTGCTTGTTCGTTATAGATTTTCGTGTTAATCTTGAAGCTGGTATTCTATAAGCTAGTTCTGTTTTAGGCCTATCCATACCATCTTGTATAGGTTTAAAGAAAAACGGATAATTTACAGATATAGGTACAACTTTATCAGTGAACATTTTTTTAGCATCGCTACCAGATTTTGATAATATACCAAAACGCGAATCGCTAGATATTGTGGCAAGATTAACAGTTTCACCGGAAGCCATAAAAGAAAATCCAGAACGTCTGTTTTTTAGGTAAGACATCCCGTAGCATCTGCTGTCAGCTTTGCACGCTTCCCAAAATATAAAAAATAATCTATTAGCCTCTCTAAAATCTGGATTTCCTACATCAATTTTTGACCACTGCAAGTACATAAAATGAGTGCCAGTAATGTAAGTAGCCAGACCTCTATTATAGAACCAATGGCCTTCTTCTCTCCTTTTGAATTGTTCATCTATGTATGGTTCCCATTTGTTTTGAAATTCTTCAGGGTAGTTTCTCCAATCAAATATGCTTTTTATAGCTTTTAATTCTTTAGGATATTCTTCAACAACCCATTTGTTATTACCTTTGGTTATTTTGTCTGGCGCTTTTGGTAAAGCTATTTTTAAATTTTGTATATTATATATTTCACCAATTTGGCCAGTTTTGCTTATTACAACAATATCATGTTCTTTATTATAACCGTATTCCCATTTTTTTGCTTTATTTAATCTAGATATTGTGTTCTCCCTTATTGGTGTAATTACAGTATATAATGATTGCTCGTACATTACTTAGATCTTTTTTCAGCAAAACCTTTAAATGGAGCAGCCGCGTTATCTTCTTTAGGTTTATTATCTAGCATATTTTCTTCTTCTTGAATCCTATTTAAAATTTCAAAAGCATCAAATATTGCTAACTTTTTTGTAGCAGCTGCATTTTTAAGCCTGTCAGCTGATATATCATCACCAGAATCTACTATTTTTTCCTCAGCTACTTTTATTAATTCCTCTACAGCTTTATGTCCAGCTTGGATTATACTCCTCTTCGTTTCCTTGATATTCATATTTAATTGTAATTGATTTTGTCGGAACTCTATAAAGTTTGTTTTTATCTATAACAAATTCGTATTCTGCCCCTGGTTTGAAACCTACTAAGTCACCTTTATCCACTCCTTTAAGATTTTCATCTTTAAAATACAATACGCCAATACCAGGTTTTTCAAAATCTATTGAAAACATTTTTGTTTCTCTTAAAGGTTTAATAAAATTAAAACCTTCGCAGCTATGCCATTCATTGTCTTTTTTATACCCAAAAATTTGATCCTCATTTACAAAAAACTTATTGTCGTCATAATAAGATTTACTGTTTTTTTCTACACCTCTAATGTCTTTAAAGCGTCTAAATACATTGTGGTGGACTATAACCTGATCGCCTTCTTTTATATTTGTTTCAATTTCAGATGGCACAGATAGTACTTTAGCTATTCTATTAGAGTAACTATGGTTGTGCATTTCTGTATTCAATAAAAGCTCACTACCATTTACTTCTTTTTTATTGTTATATCTTTCACCAAATGGTTCAATAATAAAATTATATAAAGCTTTCATTAATACTCTAAATCATATTCAACAGCTATAGCCATATTCTTGTTGAATTCTTTCCACAGCATTAACTCATTATTCTTCTCTATATATATTGAGTACTTATTTTCTTCTTCAATTATATTTTTTATAATATGCCCACCATACACCTCTTGATTAACAGAATAGTGCATTGCGTCATTTTTATAGTCTCTACCGATGCTAATCTTGCGTATCAATTCCATCATCTTGTATTTCACCTGTTGATATATCAATAGTAACCATTCCATAGATATTTTGCAGCATAGTCTGAACACTATTAAATTCTTTTTTAGCGCTCTCTATTTCGTGAAGCAGCTCATGCTTTTGTACCTCAATACCACCTATTTTTAACTGCAGGCTATTAGTCTTCTCAACCGCGTCTCGCAGAGCCTTTAATTCACTTTCGCTTAATTTTTTTTTCATTTTAATTTTATTTAATTGATTATGTTAATTGTATTATTAATTACGTGCTATTATCAATACTTAGCTATTATTAGTATTTGTTATATTTTTATACCAAACGAACCATTACTTCTAAAAAGTTCAATATCACTTCTTCTTACGTATTCGTATCTTAATGATATTTTTATTTTTTTATATATTTTATATGATAGTTCTGATACAAATTGATAACTGCCTAAAGAATAACCAAACCTATTTAAACAACTTACACCTAAACCAATTGATGCAGTTGTTTTATTAAATTGGTTAAAATTCCACACACCATTAACTCCATATCTTTGTAATCTACCTCCACTTAATTCTGCTATTTGGTAAAAGTTTTGAACCGAAAAATAATATTTGTTTAATTGTTTACCCTCTAATTCAAAATAAAAAACACCATCTAAAGTTGGTTTGTCATTACCATACTTTTTATCCTGTCCTAATAATAATTTAGCATCTTGAAATATTCCAAAACCAACCCTATCTTGACTATAACAAATTGATGTTATTAATAATATTAAAATTAGTTTTTTCATTTCTTTATCACCTTAAATGTTTTGCTACTATTTTCAGTTTTAACTTTTACAAAATATATACCATTTGTATAATTTAAAAGGTTTTGAGAATTAGATACAAACCTACCACTTACATCGTATATCTCTACATCATAATTTTGATTGCTACAAATATAAAACACATCATTAGTTGGGTTTGGGTATAGTTTTATTTCATTACTGCTTACACTATTTACTGACAAGGTTGTATCATCTTGACAAAGTAAATTTTTACCATAAATAGTTATTATACCATTTTCAATTATCATGCCCTCAGTTGCGTTACAATCTACATTGTAAAACACACTGTTTATTGAAGGAATACCTCTTAAATCTTGTATAAGTATAAACAATAATATTAAAACTAACTTATTCAATTACTACCTCTTCTACAGGGTAAGGGTTGATGCCTCCCGCTATTAATATTGCAGCCCATTCAGCTTCGTCTAAATAACTATCCAATATGGGTTGGCCTGTTTCCATCACTTGTGTAGGTTCTACACTTCCATAAGCTGTAATTGTAAACGTTTCATCTTCTCTACAAATGAAATACGTTGTTTGTTTAGGATATTCTATTTTTTGTAACATATTTTTATTTTTTTGTAAGTTGGTGTTCCTAATATTGTTTCTATAATAACCGCTATCTGTTAATTTCTTAAAGCACGTTATACATCCATTTTAAAGAATTAACAAAAATAGTCTGAACATCGGCGCTCCATTGACTAGATGTTTTGCCACCTAAAAAAACACGCTTACCTGCCGCTATTGTTAAATCTGCTAAAGTATCTCCAGAATCTACAACAACAAGAGGGTAATGTGTATTATTATCTGTAGCTTGTAACACATAATTTGAGTTAAGCATATTTGCAGATTTACTCATAGCACCCTGTTGTACAGTAGCCCCTGTTAAATTGTAAGTTATAGGTGCTGTTAACGTTCCTAATATTGGATGTGCGCTGTTTATAATTGTGCTTGTTACCACTCTATTTGTATTATCTGCTACGCCTACACCTATATAAAACTCATCGTGATTTGAAGCTTCAAGAGTTAGTATTGGTTTTGTTTCTGATTTTAAAGAAGCAACCATATTACTAAAAATACTTTCAGCTATTACAGTAAAATCATGTGTAGTAATAGCGTCATATTCTCCTGAGCTTGCACCAGACACCAATACAGTCCCCACTTGTGCATCTAATATGTTTTTAATAAATGTATCTTCTGCTGTTAAAGATGATGCGTTGCTTACTATAAATCTTACTGTAGCAGTGTCTAATAAAGAAGGAACATAGACTTCATTTAAAGCAACGCCATTAAAGCCTTTATTATATAAATCTTGAACATGAGTTGCTTCTAACACTTTATTTTTAAAAACGCCAAATTCATCTAAGCTTCCTTTTAAGTACCCTGCGTTAATATTTGTTCTTCTTCCAAAACAATAATCAGGCGTTATATCCCTCATGCCAGTATATGCTCCAATTACGCCTGCTGAACTAGATATTAAAACCCCATCTCGATATGCTTTCATCCCTTGACTTAAACTGCCATCATAAGTGAATACAAAATGGTGATAGTCACCTATACTACCTGCTGACACTGATATAGCTTTATAATGTCCTGCGTATATATTACTTTGAGAAAAAAGGTCTAACGAAATAGTTGTTCCGCTACATTGAATACGATATTGCCATCCTTGATTACTTCGAGCAACATTCAATATTCTTGCTTGATTGTTAGTTGCATCATTTATTTTTAACCAAAAAGAAATAGAAAAAGGAATATCAGAAGTACCATCTGACATATTATATTTTTCATTCCCTGAATATATTGCATACTCATTAGCGCCATTGAAACTCCGTGCATCTAATACTACACCTGCTTCGTATGTTGAATAAACATTAGTTGTAGGGGCTTGACCATCAATTGTATCAATCATATCGTCATCCATTTTAAAATAAGAAACTAAATTATTTAAAATAGATATGCCACCACCATCAGTTATTGTCCAACCATATGTGTTGATTAATGTATTTCTTGCTGCTTCTGCTGCTCCACCTAATGTATATTGATTGTTATTAAATCCAATAGTTGTGCTTGATAATGCAGGAGCTTGAGATGCCCACCCTATAAGCGTTGCATCATAATTAGCTACCGATATTCCACCACTACCTAAGAAATTACCTGCATTTATCAAACTAGAAATATTCCATGCTGTAAAATCAAGATCTCCTGCGCCAGAAGTATTAGTGAATAATAAATTCATATTAGTGATATTTGAAGTGTCCCAACTTAAAATACCACTAATTCCTGCCG